AGTGATAAGAAAAGAGATACGAAGAAAGCGATTAAAGTTTTCATGTTAGAAGATTTCAAGATGCTCGTTCTCCACTTTCTCGTTGCTTTTATTTTCTTGGCGTATTACTTCATTTGGGGCTGGCTGTTAGGTAACTATATTGGATTAGTTAAACGTGCTTGCCAGAATGTTCACTATCGTTGTGCTGTCGCAGCTAGGCTGGGCACACACTTCACTTTCAGGGAGATTTTCTCCCTAGTCACCACCGCGCTCGGTCAGGAATGGAGTCGCTTCGTTGATTCTGACCCTATAATGGGGTTTCTTAACAATGGACAAGGGCTCGTCCTCAACCGAGTAGGGTACTCAGTTGTGGATAATTTGCGTTGGTATATATTTGCCAACTTTCCATTTCTGTTTGAAATGGTGGCGCAACCAATTGTGAGAGCATTCTCTCCAACACCCTTGCCAAAACCCCAACATACTCATCTTGTCTTCCAGACAGATGAGAAACCTTCTGTGTACATACCTCGCAGTAGGAAGAATTCTTACGAGAATCTGCCCGCTTGGTTAGCACAGGAGCTCGATTGTGCCTCTGACAAGGTCTCTCCAACCACTCTGAAGAAACTAGTTAACCGATGTATTCGGAAAAACAAGTATAAAGATTTTCAATTTAAATTACAAACTGATTGGGAGATTACTACAGAAGAACGTGCTGCTCTTAATTCACAGTTTCCAGCTGTTGAGTTTGAGTATAATTACCAGCCTGAAGATGAATTTTCATCTGATGATGAGGACTCTTCATTTTCTCTTGGCTCTAGTGGTTTTAGTCTTTCATCTAATGAGAGGCAAGTAACCACATATTGGGGCCGTGTGAGTAATGTTTTTGAGTCTACTATTGTCCCTGCTGGTCAACGTCTCCTTGGGCTGGCTAAGCCTGAGGTAAACTTCTGTCTTAAACTTGTCGAGGATTGTGCGCTTCTTGCCCGTCTTTTAATTAAAGCTCGCGACATGGAGGATCGTATCCTCGCCGTTACTGCATTTGCAAAATTGCAAACTAACAAAGCTCTTTCATTAGAGGTTGGTGAGCAGCTCCTATCATTTCTAGGAGTTATTTTTAAAGATCAGTCTCGGTTAACAGTTCAAACTGAGGATGTTGTGAAGCTTTCTAGGAATTTATTGAACAAATATGACGAAGTTAGAGATTCTAAACTTTGGAAGAAAGTTCACCGATTCCTTATGTATGCGATTTCCATGTCCCTCTTTTCTAAAGCCGGGATTACTATGGACAATTTGAAATACACCAAGATGGAGCAAGAAGCCCTAAAGAAGAAATTTCATATGGGACCTGATTTTGTGCGTACTTGTCTTGATACTGCTCTATTCATTTGTGAGCGTGGACAGCAGGTTTATGAAACTGGTTCCATTGATAGTCTTTTTCACTCTGGTGAGGAATACTCAAAATGGTTTGAGAAGGCCCTTGAGCTAAAGAGGAATTCATTACTTATGTCTAATCCTACTGCTCATGGACTTAATGTTTACTCATATCTTTCTGATTTAGGAGATTGTATTGAGAAAGGTGCTGTTATTGTTAAGCATGCACAGCGTCTCAAACATCACGATGTCCGGTTATTTGGAAAGATTCATGAGGATCTCAAACTTATTCATGCTGAGTTTATTGGCAAACGTGAGGCAATGCAGGAGCGTCGTGCTCCATTCTCTGTCCTAGTTGCTGGTGATACTAGCATTAAT